CCTGCCTGACCATCAACAAGCTCGGCCAGCCCATCGACCAGCTCGTCAACCAGCAGCGCAGCGCCCGCCTCGCGCTCTCGTTCGCGCCGAAGACGGATGGGGCTTCGCAGGACGTCGCGGAAGCGTATGAGGACATCGTCCGGGCGATTCAGGCCGACAGCCGCGCGCACCTCGCCCGCAATTGGGCGTTCGAGCGGGCGGCGCAGTGCGGGCGCGGCTACTACCGCATCCTGACCGACTATGCGAACGACGGCGACGACGACCTCGACATCGTCTACAAGCGCATCCTCAACCAGGCGACGGTCTACCTCGACCCCTTCGCCCAGGAGCCCGACTGGTCCGACGGCGAGTGGGCGTTCATCACCGAGGACATCCCGCTCGATCGCTACAAACGGCTCTATCCCGACTCGAAAGTCGCGCTGGCCGACGACGGCGAGCTGACCAGCATCGGCGACGATCACGCCGAGTGGGTCGGGAACGGGGACGCGGGCGTCACGATCCGGGTCGCCGAGTATTTCTTCATCGAGCACCACGAGGAGAAGCGCGGCAAGCGCACGGTCGATCGGCGCGTCGTCCAGTGGCGGAAGATCAACGCGGTCGAGGTGCTCGACAGCGAGGAGTGGGTCGGGAAGTTCATTCCGATCGTGCCCGTGATCGGCAAGGAAGCGAACATTAACGGTGAGCGGTCGTGGACGGGCGTGATTCGCCCCGCGATGGACGCGCAGCGCAGCTACAACGTCATGCGCTCGGCCCAGGTGGAGGCGGTCGGGCTCGCCCCGCGCGCGCCGTGGCTCGTGACGGGCAAGCAGATCGAGGGCTACGAGGCGTGGTGGAACCAGGCCAACGTCCGCAACCTGCCCTACGTGCTCTGGAACGCCGATTCGACGCCGGGCGCCGCGCCGCCGCAGCGCAACGTGGCCGAACCCGCCATTCAAGCCATCACCCTCGCCGCCCACGAGGCTGACGCCGACATCAAGGCCACCACGGGCATCTTCGACCCTTCGCTCGGGAACATGAACCCGAACGACCGGAGCGGGAAGGCGATTCTCGCGCTCCAGAAGCAGGCCGACATCTCGACCTCGGGCTACCTCGACAACCTGGCCGGCATGTCGATGATCTACGAGGGCAAGATCCTCCGCGACCTCATCCCGAAGGTCTACGACCGCCCCGGGCGCATCGTGCCGGGCATCGGCGCGGACGACCAGCGCCGCTCGATCATGGTCAACGCGCCGTTCGTGATGCAGGACAAGCGCCCGATGGCGGTCCCGCCGGGCACGCCGGGCGCGAAGACGGTCGACCTGACGGCGGGCGAGTATTCGGTGGCGGTTGAGGTCGGGAAGAGCTGGACGACCAAGCGCGAGGAAGCCGTGGCGGCCATGGGCGAGCTGGCGCATGCCGCGCCGCAGCTCGTGCCGATGTATGCCGACCTCTGGGTGAAGAACATGGACGGCCCGGGCTTCATCCAGATCGCGGATCGGCTCAAGAAGTCGCTCCCGCCGCAGTTCCAGGACAGCCAGAACGGGCAGGCGCCGGTGCCGCCCCAGGTGCAGCAGCAACTCCAGCAGTCGGGGCAGATGATCGACGCCCTCACGCAGCAGCTCCAGGAGGCGACGAAGCGCAACGAGACGGACGCCGCCAAGCAACAGGCCACGCTGGCGAAGGCGCAGATCGACGCGCAGCTCCAGATCCAGCTGCAGACGATGCGGAACGCGGCGTCGATCGAGATCGCGAAGATCGGGGCCGCGACGAAGGGCGCGCTGGCCTCGAACGCAGCCGAGAACGAGGCGATGGCGCTCGCCATGTCCCACGTCCACGAGTGGACGATGAGCCAGCGGGCGCAGCAGCACGAGGACGCGGCGACCGAGGCGGATCGGCAGCATCAGGACGACCAGGCGGACGCGGGCCGCGCGCACGAGCTGACGATGGCCGAGCGGCAGGCGCAGGCCGATCGGGAACAGCAGGACCGGGCGGCCGAGCAGGCCGCGCAGGCGGACGCCTCTGGAGGAGGGGCGAGCGCATGACGACACCCGTAGCAGCCGTCGCTCCCGTGGATGACTTCGTGGTCGAGAGCAACGTGACCGAGCCCGCCGCGCCGGCGGCCGAGGCCCAGACGCCCGCCCCGGCTTCGCAGGCTGGCGCAGGCGAGGCGACCGAGGGCGCGGACGGCCAGAAGGGCGCAGAGACAGGAAAGCCCGCTGAGGGCGCCGTGGACGACGCCGCGGCCTCGGAAGCCGGGCGCACGCTGGCCGCTCGCAAGAAGTCGGCCCAGCAGCGCATCGACGAGATCACCTGGGAGCGCGAAGAAGCGAGGCGGGAAGTCGGCCGCCTCCGACAGGAACTCGAGCGCCGGCCCTCCGAGGCCGCCAAGCCGGCCGACTCCTCATCGGCCAGCGCGGTGACGATGGCGCCCACGCGCCCGAAGCCGGCGCTCGAGTCGTTTGCCTCGGCCGATGACCCCTACTCGGCGTGGATGGAGTCGGTCGCGGAGTGGAAGGCCGAGCAGATCATCGAACAGCGGGAGGCGAAGCGCCAGGCGCAGACCGCCGTCGCCGCGCACGTCGAGCGCGAGCAGGCGTTCGCCGTCGCGCATCCCGACTATCCGACCGTCGTCAGCACCTCGTCGGCGCCCGTCTCCTGGGCAATGGGCGCCGCGATCCACCAGTCAGACCGGGGCCCCGAGATCGCGTATCACCTCGCACAGCATCCCGAGGTGGCCGCCGAGCTCGCCCGCGAGACTGCACAGTCAGGCCCGGACACCGTCGGCCTCGTCCGACGCTTGCTCGAATCACGCCTCGACCCCGCACCGTCCGGCTCGGGTTCGTCGGCGCCCAAGACATCCGCGAAGCCACCCCTCCGGCCGGTGGGGAGTTCGCCTGTTGTTGCACACGAAGGGCCGCCCGACGACTCGGCGAGTCTGGACGAACACGCCCAGTACTACAACCGACTCGACCGGGAGGCCCGGCGGCGGTAAAAGGGCCGCCACCGCATGGCCAACACGTTCGTCACACCCACTTGGGTGCTCAAGGAAGTCGCCCGGCTGCTCGTCCCGAACCTCAAGTTCGCGGCGAACGTCGAGCGGTCGTAAAAACACATGCGACCGGAAACTGTGTGAACTCGGGGAAACCCTAAAGGCCGACAGGCCCAAGGCAATCCCGAGCCAAGGCTTGATGTCATGAAGCGTTGCACCAAATGCGGAAACGGCGGAACCTGTCCCCATCAAGCAAGGCGTAACGACTATCCCGTTATGGGAGTAGAGGCAAGCGCCTCGAAGCGCACAGCATCGGTGAGTGTTCACTGATGAAGAGATAGTCTGGCCTGCATGGAAACATGCAGCAGCCCGAAGGCGGGCGGGCGCGGTCTAGCGAGCCGCGTTGAACACACGCAATGACGATCGGTTTTCTCAGGGCGGCGCGAAGGTGGGCTATACCATCTACGCGCGTCTGCCGCAGCGGTTCCGCGTCACCACCGGCCAGGCCTTCCAGGCGCAGGCCATCAACGACGCGACCGTGCCCGTCTCCATCACCGACCAGCTCAACGTCGGCACGTCGTTTTCGACCGCCGACGCCACGATGATCGTCGAGGACGTGCGGAAGCGGTACGTCATGCCGGCCGCCGAAGCCCTCGCCGCCGACATCGACAACAAGGGCCTCTCGCGCATGTACCCGAGCGTCTACCAGGAGGTGGGCACGCCGGGCACCACGCCGTCGAGCAACCTCACGTTCCTGCAGGCCGGCGTCAAACTGACCGACAGCAACGTGCCGGAAGACGGCCGCGTGGCCATCCTCGACCCGATGACGGCCGCAACCATCGCCAACGCGAACATGGCGACGTTCTACAACCCGCAGGCCGCGCTCTCCGAGGTGTGGCGGAAGGGCCAGATCGCCGGCTCGTGGATGGGCATCGAGTCCGTCTACCAGTCGCAGAACGTGGCGAAGCACACCACGGGCACGTTCACGTCCTCCACGCCGCTCATCAACACGGCGAACCAGACCGGGTCGACGATCAACACGGACGGCTGGGCCTCCGGCGCGGCCACGCTCAAGAAGGGCGACATCGTCCAGTTCGCCGGCGTCTACAGCATCAACCCGCTGACGTTCGCGTCCACGGGACGGCTGCAGGACTTCACGATCACGGCGGACACGGCCGACTCGGCCGGCGCGATCGCCTCGCTGCCGATCAGCCCGTCCATCATCACCTCGGGCTCGACGCAGACCGTGTCGGGTTCCCCGGCCAATGACGCGAAAATCTACGTCATCGGCTCGACCATCACCACGGCGGCGGGCACGCTGGCGACGACCGTCAGCCCGCAGTCGCTCGTCTACCACCCCGAGGCGTTCATCCTCGCGATGGCCGACCTCGACAACGACTTGGCCGGCGCCCAGGTCTCGCGCGTGTCGAGCAAGCAGCTCAACGTGTCGCTGCGGTACGTGCAGCAGTACAGCGCCATGACCGATCAGAAGGCGTCCCGCATCGACGGCCTGATCGGCTGGACGTGCTTCCGGCCCGAGATGGCCTGCCGCGTCTGGGGCTAAGGAGAAGGAGCAACCATCATGGCACTAACCAACACGACTCTCGCCGCGGGGCTCGTCGCCAGCGCCAACACCAAAAAAGCCA